TCGGCAAGCTGCGATTGGTGATCCACAGGTAAAGGTGCGCGTTGTCGTCTGCGATGTCAGGGATAGGCAGCGCAGCGATGTCGTCAAGCGGCATCGTCGCATAGGTAGGCCGCGCGCGCCCTAGCTGATTCACGTCGCCTTCGTCACCCCAATCCCACGGCGGATCAATCACCACGGTCTGGTAACGCGCGCCACCAGCCACGGCCAACGCGTCGGCAACGGTCGCCACGCGCGCGGCATCTTCAATCCGGCGGATGTCGTGTGCGATGGCCTGATGCGTGCGCGCTTTCAATTGGATGGCTTCGCTGACGGCTTTCACGCCTGCTGTCAGCGGCACCGCTTCGAATGCTTCTCCCGGCTGTACATAGCCGCTGTCGCGCATTTCCGCCCATGTGTCGCTCTTGCGGCGGTACTGCTGCATCAGCAGCGGCACAAGCTCGGCGTCGGTGATGTCCCACGCCGTGACCACGTCGATCACGTCCTGCGGCACGTCTTCAAGCGCCTTCGTCAGTTCGTAGGCGGCATGGCGCGACAGTTCGCCCGCCCGCGCCTTCGCCCTGATTGGCTCCGGTGCCTTTGCTTCGATGGTGGCCGTTTTGTGCATGGAGCCGACAGACGTTTTGTTGTCGCCGGCGGCCTGCTGCCATGCGTCGATAGACTCCGACGCTTTCTTCAAATTTGAAGAAAGCGTTCTCCCTGGGGCAGTCATGCCGTGCGCTTGATTCTCCCGCGCGATCTCGCTCAACAGCGCCTGTTCACGCAGCGCCATCAGGTCGCGTTGGTAGTCGCTGATGTTGCGCCGCCCGCGCTGATGCCGAAGCTGCCACAGCAGCGCGTGCGTGCGCGACAGGAACGGCATCGGCTTGACTTCGTAGTCGATGCCGTGCTGCTCGCAGATGCGCAGCCGGTGATGCCCGTCTACAAGGATGCCTTCGCCTTCCCACACGATCAGCGGGTGCAGACACCCTTCATTGATCAGCAGGCGCTCAAGCTCCGCATATTCCGCGTCGCTCAGTGGCGGGATGTTGTCGCGGAATTCCGCATCTACACGGAAGTCGAGTTGCGGTGCCAATTCGCTCATGCGCTCGCCTTAGAAATTGGTGCGTCCGCACAACGTTTGGAATCGGGGGTATACTGTGAAGTGACAAGGCCCGACAGCGCGAGTTGCGCGCTGCCGCCGGCGATTGCGCGGGCGTGGTCTGCCGTGAGCGCTTGCGCGTCTGCCGGCAGCGGGCGGAAATTCGGAAGTGATGTCATGCCGCGCTTATCCCGCACTCTCTTTTTCCGATTGGTGTTTCAATACACCACTGTTGGCATCAAAAAACTCGACAAGACGCCGCAGGGATTCACCGTGCTGCGCGTCTACCGCTTCCCGAATGAGATCGCCAATGCGCTGATCGCGCTGGCGTGCCAATGCGCTGATCGCCTTGATGTACTGGCGACTGGCTCGAATACTGACTGTCGTCACGAGATCGTCCACTGTCTGGGGCCTCCTTTTTCCGTGCGTTGTCTACATACACCATTATATAGCTTTTTAGGCGCGAAGTCAATAAACTAGTACGGGATCGGGAGGTGAATTGTATGGACACCTTGAGGGACTTCATTCTAGCGGAGATGCGGAAGCGGTATATGTCAGAGCGCGAGTTCGGGCGCTTGGTGGGTGTCGCACACACCACGATTGGCTACGTGCTGCATCCTGAACGAAGTAAGGGGCGCGAACTCACCGCGACATTTGTGATCAAGCTCGCCCGCGCCACCAATACGAACGTCATGGTGCTGTTTGCCTTAGCGTATCCGGAAACGAAGCCGGACTTAGAGGCGCTCGTCGGCCTGTCCACTTCCTACGTGATGCGGGCCAAACAGTTGGAGAAGCTGCCCGACGCGGCGCTCAGCATGATCGACGCCTTCCTGCTGCAAGCTGCCGCTTCGAATCAGCGCGAGGATAATGTTGATGGCGAGTAGTTGATCAGCGTTCAGGCTGCTGATCAACTCTGCCCGTTCTGCGGTGGTGAGGGCCATGGATTAGAGTTCCTTTTTGAATAGTATATTAGAACAGGCATTCTATTAGCAAGTACACCAAGCGGTGCAATCGCTATAGTATAGGATAGGTTTCGTTATAGATGCGTTGATGCTTTCGATGCTACCCTTAGTTTTGTGCAGTTTGCTTATACCGTTGTCTCAGAAGTCATTATGACTCTCCGCGCTATCATATGGGCCGCTGTCAGCACCACCGCCCAAGCCGACGAAGACGAACACTACAGCCTCGCCGCGCAGGAAGCGGACGGGCGCGCGCTGTGTGAGCGTGAAGGCTGGCAGATCGTTGACGTGCTGCGCGTGCCGGGCCACAGCCGCGATTACAAGACGTTAGAGAAACTTGCCGCCGACGCCCGCGCCCGTAGCATCGACGCCTTCGACAAGCTGATCGCGCACTTCGAAGCCGCCGACTTTGACGTGTTTATCTGCCGCGACGCCAATCGCTTCGCGCGCAGCCCGTCGCTCATTCACCAAATCATTGAGTACATTATTGACGATTGCGGCGCGCGCATCTACTCGTTCAATGACGGCTGGATCGACGCGCACAACAGCGACATCTTCGCCATGGTGAAGGCGTATACCACGCGCAAGGAAATGCGTTGGATACGCGAGATGCTGACGAAGGGCAAAGACAAGCTGGCGGAGCGCGGCCTGCCTGCCGGCCAGAAGCCGATGATGGCGCACGTGGTGGTGCGTGATCCCATCAATGGCCGCGCGCTGCGGCTCGAACTCGACGACAGCAAGCGCCGGCTGTGGGATGATCTCGCAACGCTGATCCTTGAAGGGGTGGGGTGGGTGCAGATCGAAGCGCAGTTGTATCAACGCTTCGGCCATGTGAATGAGCGCGGCCAGCCTTACGCGCCGGGGCAGCTGCGCCACTGTGTCTTGACGCCGCAGTTTTGGGGACACACCGCGCGCCATTGGTACACGCCGGCCCGCACGCGCAACGACTACGAATGGCTTTACGACGAAAGCGCGCGCGTGCCGGATGGGGTGCTGATGTTCCGCAATACCTGCCCACCCGTCTACACCGGCGAACTGGCGGCGCGCGTGAAAGCGGAACTCAAGCGCCGGCGCGACATCTACGGACGCCGCCGGCCCAATACCACCTACCGCTACAGCGGCCTTATTCGCTGCGCCGAGTGCGGCTCAACGCTGGCGGTACGCGCCAATCGCGGCAAGCGCTACGGCGTGATGTGCGTCCCCGGCTCGCGCCCGCTGACAAGGCGCAGCGCCTGCTCACAGCGTAACTTTGTGCGGCAGCCGTACCTGGACGCATATTTCGCCGCCATCCTTGAAAAGCTGCTGGAAGGCGATCTGCCCGACATCCTCGCGCAGCAGACGGAAGCGCCCGCGGTGCCGGCGTCCGTCGCGCTGGTCGATGTACAGGCCGAAGCGGAGCGCCTGCACCGGCAGATCGAACGCCTGATTATGGAGCAGGCGTCGGCGGCGGAAAGCATACAGCCGATCTACCGGCAGCAGCTTCAGGCGCTGGCGGATCGCCTCACCATCCTCGACAATGAAGCCCACCGGCTCAAGCACCGCGCGCAGTCCGAACAGGCGCTGACGGAAGTGCAGACGCTGACGATTGACGAAATCCGCGCCATGACGCTCGAAGCCTTCTGGAAGCTGCCGGAACACGAAATTAATCAGCGTCTGCGCATCCTGCTCGGCAATCACCGGCTGGTCGCCAGCGACGGCAAAATCTGCGGCTACATCACTGAAGACTAGCCGTCCGTGGTAGGCGTGGCATGTAAATGATCAAAATGGTGGTCATGAGTTGCCTACCGGACGAGTAAACTCCCCCGCGTAAATCCGCACATATCCCAAATGAACTGCTTGACAGTTTATGACTTTGCGCCTAAAATGGTGTATATAGGCAACACATTGAAAAACAGTACACCATTTAAGGAGATCACCACAATGGCAACCAACCGCACCACCAACCCCGACGCCGAGATCGTCGCGATCATGCGACAGATCGGCCAGTTGAAGCAGGGCGCGGACGCTGCCGCAGCACGCGGCAACACCCGC